CGCTCCATGAATGGTTTGTGGGTGAAAGTGCTCGGACGGCTGAGCCTTCATAATCCGGCGAGTCTGTGTCTTGCGACCACTGAGAATGGCGTTAACCATCTCCGAGTTGAATAAAATTGGCTTCTCGTTCATAATTACTCCTGTGAATTGATCCAGTTAAAAGTTCATAGTGATTTGCTCTGAAGCCTCGGTTACCGCCGGGGCTTTTTGCTTTCCGGTCACCGCAATCACAGCCTGCCTTGCGATTTCCCTTATCACGCTCGTCTCCCATATCTTCTCCAGAAGAACAAACGTCACTGCCATGTCATGTACGTTTAACCGGCTGACCTTTGATTCGGCCCAGCCAGCCTCCCGCGCAAACTTGCTCTGGCCCTTGATAGCCATTCGGCTTCGTAGCTCAGATTCAACTTCCATAATTCTCTTGCTGTTACTTGCACGTTCCATTGCGTACTCTTCCCTTGTTAGATGTTGTTACGTGACAAAGCCGTAGCTAATGCCACTTGTGATTAGTTTTTTGGTGGTGCACTTTTCAGCGCTCGATTGAAGTGTTTAATGCGGGTGGTTATTAAGCTGCTTGTTCTGGGTGTTTGAACAGGTGTGGCAAGTCAGGTCGAATCTGATAGTCCTCAATAGCACCACCAGTTGCTTTAACTAATGCATCAACGTTTTCAGGCGCTACTTTTGCCTTGTTGTGCAACCACTTCTGAACGGCTGATTGGCTTACGCCGCACGCTCTTGCTAGTTCCTTTTGAGTACCAACAATGGCGATAGCGGTTTTAATAATTTGGTTCATAAAACTACCTCCGTTGTAATTAAAGATAAATATATAACCATAGTTGTTTTATTGCAAGCAAATGGTTGTTTGACGGGTGATTACTACGGTTGTATTTTCGCGAGATGAAAATGGAACTAGCAGAACGATTGAAGAAGGCGAGGAAGGCCGCAAAACTAACTCAAGTACAGCTTGGTGAGCGTGCTGGTGTTACGCAGGCGGCGATTCAGAAAATTGAAGCGGGCAAGGTCGAAAAGACTGGCTACCTCGTTGCGCTGGCTAATGCCCTGAATGTAGATCCTCAGTGGTTATCTGGCGAAGCAACTAATCCAGACAGCAACTCAAAGCCATATAGATCTGACTCTTCTATCCCCCCAGAATCTGAATGGGGAAGTGTTGATGCATGGGATAGCGATACTCCGCTGCCAGATGACGAGGTTTACATTAGGTTTTATAAAGATATAGAGCTGGCAGCTGGGCATGGTAAAGAGAATGGCGATGACCATAACGCTTTTCTTTTACGTTTTTCTAAAGCTACATTGAGGCGATATGGAGCACAAAAGGAAAATGTAGTCTCGTTCCCCATACACGGAAATAGCATGCTCCCTGTCATGCCTGAGAAAACGACGGTTACCGTCGATACTGGAAATAAGAAGATTGTCGATGGGGGGATCTATGCGATTTGTCAGGATGGACTTTGCCGCTTAAAAATCCTCTACCGCTTACCAGGTAACAAGTTAAGCATCAGAAGCTATAACAAAGATGAATTTCCTGATGAAGAAGCTGATCTGCAATCTGTTGAAATAATCGGTCGAGTAATCAACTGGTCAGTAATGGCTTGGTAGCTAACCCACTGCTAGCCCATAGAGGGGTGTGGGTAAAGATTAATCTCTTAAATAAACGGTCTGGTTAACGGATGATCATTTTGATGTTATGGGATAAATGGACATTTAAACAGTGGCAAAAATAGATGACTACCTGCCAACACAGGTCGAGGTTGACCGAGTTCTTTTCTGTAAAAAATTCGTCGACTTTTCACCACTGAAGTGGCAGACCAAGCCACCTCCTAACAGGCTTAAAATACAATTAGTTCCTACGGATGAGGAAGGGATCCCCATTTATGGACTTAGTTTTATTTTACTATGGAAGCCAGATCATGACTCATTCGAAAACCCTGACGAGTCATATCCTAAAATGAACTTGGTGGCCCTATATCATCAAAAGAGAATTTTCGCAGTAGACACCTATCCATTTGATAAGCATAAAAATAGATTTAAAATTGACCATCCTGACTATCAAGATAGCATCAATGGGCCCCATTACCATCTGTACTATGAGATGGCTGGGCACTATAGTGAGAAGATAGGTTTTCCGATAACTGAAGGCATCAAACCAGATGACTTTATTGGATATTGGAATTATTTTTGTACAAAACTTAATGTAACCTGTAAAGTCAAAATACAACTTCCACTTGAAGATGAATCCGGACAGATGGGATTTAATTTATGATGTGCTCAACCGTTATTTCTAACTTAGGTTTCGAATGCCACCCAATAGGTAGCGGAACCTTACGAATTATTAGCCCATTCACTTATTGTGATGATGGGGAGCATGTCGGTGCCTTTGTCAGAGAGATCAATGGTAAGTATTTTGTCAGCGACCGCTGTGACGCGCTCATGAACATGGAGTCAAGAGGAATATCTTTAACCAAGAAGAGAATTGAAGATATCCGATCGCTACTACTTCGTGAAGGTGCTGAACTCAATGACCGAGGTGAAATCATTGGGTGGGCGACTGAAAGTAACATTGGATCTGTAACTTCAGGAGTAATAAGAGCAGGAATACTTGCTTCAAGTTTATCTACAGATTGGTATCAGCCTGTCCATGTAGAGAGATTTGAAAGTCAGGTGATTGATTTCATGTATCACTCAGAAATTAAGAACATCATTTCTTTGAGGGATTCTGTTTTGGGAATGAGCGGACATCACATTACAGTTCCTATAACCGTGAAAACATCATCTCCCAAACTGATATTTACCTCCAGCGTAAAAAGTGGCGGGAGCTGGAATAGCGCCTATTCGTTACTTGGTAAGCTAATCGACTTGAAGAATTCTGGCGATGACTTTAACAATAGGTATGTAGTTGTGGATAGTGATTCAATCGGCAAACAAATGCACCAACTAAGCCTTTTGTTCAATGAAACAAGCCATGTGCTTCCATTCTCCAAGAGAGAGTCGTGGATCCATAGATTAGCTGCATAATAAATAACAACCTAACCCGGCCCCGCTGCCGGGTTTTTTGTGCCTGTAATCTTGCAATATAAAGAAACTCATCTACGCTAAGAGCACAACATCAGGGATTACAAATATATAAACTTAGTCTTTACCTTTGCCCACCGCGTCCCGTGTGGGCTTTTTTATGTCTGTAATCAGCCTTCTGGCGGTAATCTCAGAATATCAATAGCTAGCTCGACGGCTAAAGTTACCTGTTCCTCCTGATACAGTACCTCTATCATCTCTGCTATCGAATCCTTCGACACCTCCCCACTCTCTATTAGTAGCTGCATCACAGCAGTACCGATAACTTGCGCCACTTCCGGCCGCTGCTGCTCGAAAAACTTTTGTTCGCTATCCACATCTCACCCTTCAAAGAATAAATTTCACCCAATTTAGCACACTTTTCACGCCTGATAGCCGGTGCGATGGGTCACGTCTGAATTATTTTCAAATTAAATTCACTTTAAAAACAACCAAATAAAACTAAATACAACTTAATTACAACCATAGTTGTTGACGGCAATACAACTATAGTATTAAATTAAGCCCATCAACACGGCAGGACGCCAAAAGTACGACAGGAAGTTAAAACTCAATCGAGCGCTGAAAAGTGCAAATAACCAAACGAGATAGGTTTGGGGTGTGTGACCAGAGGTCAATGGACTGGAATGTGTCGCATGTGAAGCGGCGAGGCTTGCAGAAATTGGGCGAATAAGAGTAGCCAGAAGCGAGTCGATACGGGTAACCCTCCCCAGCACACACCACCAAAGCTATCTCAGGAGAACAACATGATTAAGCCGCACACTATCAAAGAAAATTGCCGCAGCCGTCGTGATGCACGGCGTAAAGCAAAGCAACAGGCATATGCCATCGCTAACCCTATGTCAGTCGGTCGAAAGTATCAGGCTAACGCTCAGTCAGTATCGTTGGTTAGACGCGCTGGCTACTCACCTGCTCCACTACGGATGATTGCCAGAGCGGCATTTGGTCGAGTCAAGGCGTACAAGATGCAGATTATTCGCGCTTCGTATCTCTTTGAGTATGAGTTCAAGCGTAAGCCGGTAATTGAGGGCGGATTGTGTTTGCCAGAGGTGGCTAAGTTTGCAGCAGGCTTCCGTAAGTCAGAATCACTAACAGCGAGGTAGCAATGCTTAAATTCCTTAAGGTCGTATCACTTCACCCGCTAGCGCCTCGATGGTTCAAGGTCTTGGTACTGCGTTTTATTCTTCTTTATGTAGCTGTAAAGATTAAGAAAGTCATGCGTAACGTTCGCAAAGAAGCCCACCACATAGTTAAGGGGTAAGAGAATGGAAGTAGGAAAAACGACATGTAACCCAAGCACCGATTCGGGGGAAGCTCGCAGCGTGACAATTGGCGAGTTCACAATTAGTCAATTTGGCGATGGCACCTTATGGATTGAAGATGGCGAAGATGATGCAGGGTCATTTGATGAGGCTCGACTTATCCAAGTTCTACGAAAATTCTATGACGAAAACTTCTAACAATTAGGTCACTTAGGTGGCCTTTTTTATTGGCGGGTAAATGAGGAATGAATGATGACCACACCTGAACTTTTTGCAAATGAGTGCGCTGCTGATTATGCAAAGTATCGCGCCCTGTCAGCTCAGCATGAACGAGGCACACTAGCTCGCACATGCTACATCAAACAATCATGGCTTAGTCGTAAGTATTTGCGCCAGTGGATTGCAGAGTCATCCCAGTGACCTTACCCCTGCCACTTACCTTTATTGGTGGCAGCAATAAGACCACTAGATGAGGTGATGTATGACAGATGAAATTAAAACAGGCGGCCCAGCGTTTCCGTTCGTTCCGGGTGAAGGTTCGGCTCTTTACGAATCAGAGGGAATGCAATTACGTGATTATTTTGCAGCCAAGGCAATGCAGGGAATTATCCGTCGATGGGATGGGCATGGTTTTGGCGGTGGACCGAATTCACCGGAGTACAAAGAATTGGCTGATTCTGCATATTTAATCGCAGACGCAATGATTAAGGCGAGAGGGTGAGATATGGGTGAGAAACAAATTCCAAAAAAATTGCCTGACTTTATTTATGCAGTGGGCAAAGAGGCCGCAAGAAGTTCATTCGTGGATTTTCTTGAAGATTGGGGTATTAGCGAAGAGGAGTACGCGGAAATAAGTAAATTCTTCTCAGAGCTTGGTATTAAAACTTACTGCTAACCCCCCCCATCCCCACCAATCCCCAGAGTAAATAACTGACAACTGTCGGTGTTTTGCTGTGGGCTAAACACAAGGAAATAAGCATGAGCATAGTCGGTTGGTATTACTTACACGTAAATGGCGACCTTATTTATAAACCAGACCCAGAAGCTATTGCAGATATTCGAGATTCAGACCTTGCTCGATGCGCATGGGCAGTTGACCCACATGATAGGAAAGGCGCATGGGAGCTTCTGGTTGAATCAATGGCTTTGGGTGCCAAAGCATCTCGCATCAATGAATTAGCTAGCAAATGGAACTGCAACGATACAGACGCAGATAAATTTGCCGAAGTTGTTGGCGTAGAAATTGTAAAAGACGGTAACTCATGGTGTGCCCATAAAAAGGACTTTGTGGATTTACAAGAATCACCCGCTGGATTCGGTGATAACAAATTAGAAGCTATGGCTGATTTAGCGAAAACCCTTGGGATTCAGGGCGGACATATCTGGCGCAGCACATTCTCTGATTTAGTTGCTGTAGCCGTCAACACTCAAAAATAAAACTAACAACACCACTTCAATATTCACTACTAATCAAAAGGTATCCCTATGCAATACGCCATTGCAGGGTATCCCGCATCGGGATGCTCTACTAACTATTTGACAAAAATTCAGCATTCACCGGCCTACCGCCTCACATCAGCAAGCTTTACTCCCCCGCCACGCAAGAGCTTGCTGGACAAGATAGTTGAGTTTCTACGCAGTAAGGGGAATCCGCTATGAACGTATCTCAAATTATGGTTCTCGATAAAATCACAAAAGGATTTGATTCTCGCGATGAGAAAGCGCTGGAAGCGCGAACGGCCGAGCTGAATACCGAAATCAAGATTAAGCACATTGAGGCACTGTTTAAACAGGTCGGCTTCTGTGACTTAAACCAAAAGGCGCTTCACCTAATGCTTAATAACTCTGACTTCCAAGAAATGACATCTCAATTTTTATGGGACTCAATGCTTATTGCTGCGAAGTACGAGCGAGCAATGATGATTGACGGGCATGAGGAGGCGGCGTGATGGCAAATGAAATGATGCTTTCCCCACAGAACTTTGAACAGGCACAGCGTTTCGCAGAGGCGATAGCTAGCAGCCAATTTGCCCCATCAAATTACAGAGGGAAGCCAAACGATGTTCTGATCGCAATGCAAATGGGGGCGGAGCTTGGATTTCAGCCCATGCAGTCAGTGCAAGGGATTGCAGTAATTAATGGCAGGCCAAGCGTATGGGGTGACGCGCTGAGGGCATTAATCCTATCAGCGAGCGACTTGGCAGGATTTGAGGAGTATTACGATGAGGCAACACAAACGGCCCACTGCAAAATAAGCAGAAAACTCCAAACAGGCGCTATTGCTGTTTTCAACGGGTCATTCAGCATCGTAGATGCTCAAACGGCTGGGTTATGGAACAAGGCCGGACCGTGGAAATCATACCCAAAACGAATGCAGCAATGGCGGGCATTAGGCTTCTCAGCGCGTGACGCATACGCGGACAGACTGAAGGGAATTCAGTTGGCTGAAGAGGTTCGGGATTATGAACCTGATGAAAAGGTTGTTACCCAGAATAATGAATCGCCAGCACTGGAAAGCAAAATCACGGAAGAACAAAAAAACCGAATTAATGAAATCCTCATTGGCGTTGACTCAACGTTCGAGGACTTAAAGAAAGCCTGTAAAACCCTGACCGGCAGAGATATAGAAAATCAGTTAGAACTAACCAGCGTAGAAGCAGGAAAGCTAATTTCAAGCATGGAGCGCAAGTTAGCTAATAACAAGGAGGCTGCAAATGCTTAGCGACGCAATAGCATCACAGCGGCTTGGCTTTGATATTTCCGCTATCGAGCAAGGAAGCGACGAGTGGAAAATGTGCCGGTTAGCATGCATTACAGCTTCAAGAGTTGGCGATATATTGACAGAACCAAAGTCAAAAAAGGACAAGGATGCAGGCGTTCTATCTGGCATGGCTGAAACATACATGATGGATTTGATTGCTGAAGTCTGTACGGGAAGGATCCCCGACGAAATACCCGCCCGACCCCTACTTTGGGGGAAGAAACACGAAGAGGCTGCAAGGTTTCTTTTTGAGTTTGAAAATGACCTGACAACCACCCAGCCGCCTATTTATTACAAGGATGAATCAATGCGTTGTGCATGCTCACCTGATGGTATGTGCAGCGATGGGCGAGGACTTGAGCTGAAGTCACCTTACACATCATCTCAGTACGTTAAGTTTCGCCTTGGCGGTATTGATGCGGTTAAAAAGGAGTACATGGCTCAGGTTCAATACTCCATGTGGGTCGCAGGATGTGACCAGTGGTGGTTTAGCAATTATGACCCGCGCATGCGCCGCGAGAACATGCACTCAATCATTATCGACAAAGACAATGAGTTTCAGGATGCATTTGAGTTGAAGATACCCCAATTCATTAAGACCATGGATGAGGCTCTTGACGTTTTAGGCTTCAAATTTGGTGACCAGTGGGGGAGCCTATGACTCACTCTCAAGACAACATCACTGTTGGAAATATAACACTCGTTTATTCAGGCAAGCACCACGGATGGATTACCCCTTACAACGAAGTCATTAAAAACCCATTTAAAGCGCAACGGACTGCTGAGCGGATTAACTCAAATCTGAAATTGTCACTTGCTGCCAACGGACTGGCAGCCTAATCCCCCACCCCATCACAGCAATCTGCTGAGGAATAGTTATGTCTGAAAATACTGATAAAGAATTAAAGCCATGCCCATTCTGCGGCTCAAAGCAAATTGAGGCCTTCGCTCAATACGAAGAAGACTGCCCCGACCGTTCAGCTATCGTGCGTTGTCACGGATGCGACGCTCAGAGCGCTCAAATGATTGGTAAAGATAAAATTGCCATGGCCTCACGCGCTTGGAATAAGCGCACATCCTGAGAGATGAGTTATATGACGAAAGAATACTTTGTTATAAGCGTGAATCACACCACTCGTCATAACCGCTACATAATTTTGTGGGCAGAAAATGACGCGGGACATTGCGGAAGAATAGAGGCGGCTGGGCGCTACTCAGAGGACAGAATTTTATCCCACCTTCGTTATTACAATTCTGGTTGTGACACGGTAGCTGTTCCATGCGAGGTGTTAGAGCGGCTTGCTGAGCCTGTAGATAAAAAGCTTTTCGATACTGAAGGCGGCAAATGGGTAATTAATTGCCGGAAAAATTGGCTTGAGATTCTAAAGCACACAATCTGCAAACCTCAGCATAAACCAGAACCCGAATACAAAGGTTCACGCCGTAAGCAGGAGGCATGATGAATAACATCGAAGAGCTTAGGGAACACTGCGAAGAAATGATCGCTATCTCTCGCATGCAATATGCGTATATCCCAGCATCATCAATTATCACTCTGATAGATAGAATTGAGAAAGCAGAAGCAGCGTTATCAGCGGCAAACGAGAAGCTCAGCAAGCCGGTTATATTGAGTACATCAACTGTCATGAGCAGGGCATGTGCAGTAAGGGCCATCAAAGCAGCCGGTTTCACGGTAGAGGAGTAAATAATGAATTGGCATCAATACTTTATCTACGAGCCAGAAACTGGATTATTGCTGAATAAGATATCTCGATACAAGGCTCGAATTGGTACCCCTGTTGGATTCTCGAATGGGAAAGGCTATTTACAAGTAACACTAAACAGGAAGCCATACAGGGTGCACAGGATTATTTGGGAAATGCATAACGGCCCAATACCGGAAGGAATGCAGATTGACCATATCGACCACAATCGCGTGAACAATAGGCTAAATAACCTGCGAGTAGTCACCAATAAACAAAATAATCAGAACCGAACCCGACCATCTAATAACACTAGTGGAACAATTGGAGTTTATTGGAATAAGTTTTCAAGGAAATGGCATTCAATAATTGTTGTCGATGGGAAAGAAAAGAGCATTGGGTATTTTGATGACATCAACAACGCTGTCACTGCCCGTAAACAAGCGGAACGGGAGCGAGGATTTCACCCCAATCACGGAATGCCAGCGGAGGATAAATGCTAATCGGCTTTGTTCTTCTCGTCAGCTCATGCGGCCTTGATGCCTGTGATGCTCTACCTGTTACCGAAGATATCTACCCTACTCAATCTGAATGCCAGCAAATATCAACGCTGATTAAAGAGCGCAAGCCCAACGCTGTGCTCATGTGCAGCGAAGTGTATAGATAACCGCGCTATAATCCTCCAAACGAATAGGAGGAAGCCATGAGCTACAATCTCGCTGATAAACCGCAAGAAGATAAAGACAAGATGGCTGTGGACTTAGCCGCCAGCGGCGTTGCATTCAAAGAGCGCTACAACATGCCGGTTATCCCTGCTCAGATAGAGGAACAGCAGCCA